ACATCTTCTGTAGTAACGTCATAAAGAACAGACAACAATAAAAGTAAGTCTGATTCTTTAATGCTTGCAAATCTTCCTCTTTCAAGCTGTGCCAGCCACCCTTTTGATTTATTAAGATTCTCTTTTGATACAATTTCTGCTGCAAGATGCTTGGATTCTCTTTCAGAACGCAAAAATTCACGTTGTTTATCATTTAGTTTATATTTTATGTGTGTTTCTGGCATACCGTTTACCCTCCTTTCTGCATAAAACATCAATTTTATTGGATTCTTCTAATAGTTTCCATTGATTCAACCTCCTTCTAATCTCAAATCTGATTTTTTCTCCATCTTACATCTTCAAATGCGTCACATATATTAGCAATTTCCTGCCAATCTTCTCCGTCAATTAAATCTCTTAACTTGTAAGGTGTTTCCATTTCTAATACCTCATTCAAATCTTTTACAAACTCAATTATTTTTTCAGATGTTAAGTCTGGTCTTGTTTTTCCAAACCACAAATTACATTGGTCTGTATTACCTATAAGCGACACCATATCTGTATTTTGATTGTATTTAATCCACCTGAAATCTTCCCCATTTATATTTTTACAAACCAAATCAGCACCTACATTTGTTTCCGTTACTTTAAATCTATATTTTTTAGCAAGTAATTTCATATTCTCTACAATTTTACTCATGGTGTTTTCCTCCTTAAAATTCCGATTTTATGGCAAAACTTCTATAATTTGCCATATCCTATACACGCCTTTTAATCTCGCCCATGCGCTCATTTCATCATCTGACTCATAACAATGATTCCCGTATTCAATAGTGTTATCATAACTTGTGAAACAATAAAATTCTGCATCCAAATCAGCCTTTGCTTCTTCTAAATTTTCATATTCTTCATTACAGATAACATTTTTTCCATACACATCTGTTAAAACATACATAATATTACCTCCTAATTCCTACCTTAATTTGCTTGACAATTAAATATAGTGTTTATAAATAAAAGCTGGTACAATGGAGTGCCTTTGAATTTTCCAGTGTGCAATATTCTCCGGCACTCCCCGACTTCATAATAGGCCAACAGGGAAACCCGCTGGTTTTGTCTAGGCTTTAGATTATTGGCCTATATATCTCCTATTCCCTATCCGGAATATCAAGATAAAATCCGTCGGACTTAGGTTCTTTGGAAACGTCCTCTAATGGTTTGTCTACTTCTTGGAACACTTTTGGCGGGATTGTCACTATCCCTACCTTAACACCTTCCAAGACATAATAGCCATCGGAACGTTCTTCCAATTTTCCCATAGTTTTGTACCTCCTTCCCATAAGACTGACCATTAGAGCCTTTGCAGGCAGCCCCCGAACTACGCCAAAGTTGTCAGATTGTCGGGGGTAGGCAGATATCCTCTGCCTGTCTGACTGGATTTTTCCAGCTTCTTATACTGTTGTTGCAATACATCTACTTTCCATTGTATTTTTTCCTGTTTTTCTTCCAGTTTCTTTTGCTTTTATTCCTTCGTCATTACCTCTAACAGTCAGTCCGTTATTTTGCATCTTCTTGAATCCGCTGCTCATATCTTTGTATTTTTCTTCCACCTGTTGTGGGACAACAAGCATTAATGCCGTACACTGTTTTTCAAGTGATTCTTTTATACCTTGTAAATACCCCACAAGAAAAGCATTCTTTATTCCGTTCCCCCTAAAGTAATAGTTATTCCTCAATGCTTCATTTCTTCTGTTTTGATAATAATTATTTGCCGCCTTGTTTCCGTTCTTAAAAAGAAATTCAAATGTCATGGCTGCTATAGCTGCGTCTTCTTCATATCCATAAAAAACCACGGTGGATTTTCCATAATAAAAGTGCCTACACCTGAAATTCTTTGCAATTATTCCAGCAAGTAAATATTTCCACTTGTTGCCATTCCCAACATTAACTTGTTTTTCAGAAATATTTTCCACATCCTCAACCGCTTCAATTTCTGGCATACTGATATGATATTCAGCCATCATTTTTTGCGCCTTTAATACTGCACTTTTTGCTTCTTCTGTTGAAGGGTTATTTTTAGAAAGTTCCAATATCTTCTTAACCTTCTCAATAATTTTTTCCATAGACTTATCTTCCATAACTGTACCTCCTATTTTGTTTTTTTTGCAGACTGGATGCTATTTCATTCGGCCTTGCTGACTTTAGTTCCATTCCCAATCACTTACATTTTTTAGATTTTCATCCACCCACATATCTATCTGTTCCTCTTCATCATAAGTAGAATCAATATTTACAGTTGCTTTATACATTTTCCTATTTTCAGGAAAAACTTTTATAATAACTTCCTTTTCTTTCCCCATAATGTTATCCTCCTTATTCTCCGCCTGATTTTAAATTTTCCAAAAGTTTTAAGTTTTCTCCGCTCTGCATTTCTCATCAAGGCTTGCGACTTGTATTAGCTGCATTAGAGTGGCAGAGTTTTCTCTGCCTTTTGTGGAATAAGCAAGCCATTCCGATTTCCCTTTTCAATCCGCATAATCCCAAAGTTCAAGGTTTTCATATACCCATGAATCCCCTGGATATTCCCCTGCCAGCCCGCTCCCTAAATCTCTCCAGTTTGACGGGCAATTAAGGGTAGATGCGAACTTATCCAGAATATCTTTTATTGAACGGATTAAATCAAAATTACACTCATCGTCTGCCTGTGCAATCATTTCTTTTATAATATCTTCCATAATCCTTTCCTCCTTAATAATCCAATCTCTTTCCCTATGGCTTCAATCTGTATCTTCTTCCAGCTTTGCCAACGGTTCCTTATATTGCTTTAGTGTCTGCTGAAAAATTGCCCTACTCTTTTCATCTGGCTCAATTTCTATCTGGTATTCCAGTGCGGCAATGCCCCTTTCTAAACGTCCCCTATTGTCTGGCACTATTGGGTACAACATAGAATCCCCCTTCTTAAAACAGCAGATTGAGGATTATCATTGCAGCTATCCTCATGCCAATCCGTTGGTGTGCGTCACATAAATTGCTGATTTCTTTTGTAAGGACATCCCGCTGTTCTTCGTCTGGCACATATTCCCTGATTTTTGCCGTAAAGCATGTCTCACTTGCCATTATCACTTTTTTCATTTCCTCAGTGTCAAAACCCGGTATATCTGAATCAAACAGTATATGGTCGACCAGCGTATTTAAAAATTCTTGTTTCTTCATGACAATTGCCCCTTTCTTTGTTGTGATTGTTATGCCCATATCTAAGCAGCAGCCTATAGGCCACAATACCCTTTAAATGCTTCTAAAACCCCTCAGAATCCATTTTAGAAGCACCTGGTATATCCAAGCCTGATACGATAAAAGCCCTTATATGGCTTATATCGTTCATTTTAGGCTAGAGGCTTGTTTACCGTCCCCCCCCTTATTCTGATTGGTCGCCATACATGCCGTGATTGACCCAATTCTGATAAAAGCTATCCATAGTAACCGGGGCATTGTACAAAGCAGTTAACAGATAAGCCCTCATGTTGCCAATCGGTTCAATCTGACGTGATAGCATTTCTAAAACATACTCAATATGCGACTGGTTAAGCAGCCTGTACCGTTCCTTGACCTTATAAGCCGCCATATCAGCCCGGTTTATCCTTATCTTGGATTCATCTGGCGCATTCATAACATCAAGCATGAGCAACACTATCTCGTCTATTTGTTCCAATCGTATCTTATCGAATGTTTCATATCCTATCTGCCTACGTATGTCATCTATTGACAGGATATGATTGGATATGATATGATTGGATAAAACAGAACCAGTATTATTGTTTATAATATTATTGCTTTTAGTATTATTGCTTATAATATTATTGTTTATAGTATTATTATATCGCCCCCCTTTGGCATAGCATCCCTTTTCCATAGCATCCCTCTCCCATAGCATCCCTTTTCCATAGTATCCCTTTTGGGGGTATGGCTCATTGCCACCCATACCCCCATTTTGGGGTTGTGACTTTATTGTATCTAAAAGTTCATACTCCCAAAAGAAATGTTTAGTCTTTGTGTCCTGCATCCGGTGTTGGATTAGATAGCCAACATCTTTTAATTCCTTCCATGCCGTCTCAAATGATTTTTTACCCTCTTTGCATTGGTTTAGCAGGAAAGACTTGTATAAGATAAAGTCCTCAATTGTTATATAGGACTGAACCAGCGCATACAGCCCCTTTGCCTTTAAGGAAAGATTTTCGTTATGTATGGCCTCATTGGACACCATAGCGAAGTTGACACGCTTCTTTCTGAACCTGCCGCCAAGATCATCCTCCTGCATGGCACTCACCTCCTTTCTTTTTGCAGCGGGCTTGTAACCGCCTCATTTTTTGTTCCATGCCATTGTTGCTTCCCAGCGTGTGTACTCTTCATTTGTCATAAATACAATACGGCCATACATTACTACCCTTACCCTGCCATCCTCGACTTTTGATATATAAAACATTGTCCTGCCCTCCTACATTCCATATATTGTCAGTCTGTACGCAAGTTTCATTGGAAGCCATCTCCTTAATTTGAGATAGCGTTCATTCATTTTTGCAAAGTTTTTCATGATATACCCTCCCTATGCAATTCTCATAACTTCATCCAGATAAATGCGTAAACTGCCTTTACGGATGTAAGCTCTACCTGATTCTGTATAGTGAATCATGTGTTTATGGAAATTGTAATAGTGTTCACCATTATGCCATGCTGCTATCAAATCGCAGTTGTCTTTATAGCGGTCAACTTCATCAGGTTCAAATATTGCGATACCGAAAGTGTTACAAAATGCCATAGTACCTATTGGAGTTACATTCTCATATCTTTCATGCATTGCTTTTCTCATAATATCTACCTTCCTTTTCTTTATATTGGCTATTGCCTGTTTTCTACCAGACAAGGGATAAATCAGTAATTTATTACTGGTATTCCCTTGTTTCGCTGGAGTTTCACCATGCTCATCAGTGGTATTTTTTAATTAGTGCGATATATATAAAAGTTATCAACTTCGTGTTCTTCGCCATCCCATGATGATATAAAGTGACCACGCCCATCTGCTTCTATTGCATCCTGTACAAACTGGTCAATGTCACTAATTAGAGCTTCAACTAATGCATTGGCATCTTCGCAAAGAGCTTCTTGCATTTTGCTGAACGCTTTTATTGTTTCGTTGTATGCATGACCTTCAGCTTTTATATTCGCATGGTCAAGAATAAACTCTGTATTAAACGCCCAAAGACTATCTTTTATATAATCTACTGCTGCTGCATCCGCTTCTGAATCTGTTAGAACCATATACTCATTACCTACTATTTCAAATGTATGCCAATTATCGTTATAGACAGCATCCACATCTTCAGTAAGCTCTTCATATGTGGCTTCGTTTTGCTCTACCAGAAAACTTTTTAACGCTTCATACTTATCTTTTAATAATGTAGTTGTCATAATATCTACCTTCCTTTTCTTTATATTGAATTTTGTTTTCTTTTTACCGTTTCACTCTGCATTTTTAAGGCTTTATATTGCCTGTTTTCGTGGCTTGTGACACGCACTTTTTATAGTGGCTGCATTACCTAACAAGGGTAATTACTTATAACAGATACCCTTATTAGTTGGTAAAAAGATAAAGGAAAAAGATAAACGCTATATTTAGTTGTCAAGGTTCATACAAGTACAGGTCATGTACAGGCTGGCTTGTTGACGGTTAATTTTAAAGCGTTTACAGTTGCTTCTAAATCGTCTTATCAGATACCATATTGCTATCACTCTTTAGAGTTTGCCGCGCCTTAACTATTCAGTGCTTTACAATCCGGTATTTGATTTGTCTGATTTATGTTGCCTGTGAGGACTTGTGTTTATGTTTTGTGTCTGTGTTGTTGTCCTCTTGATGGTTTATATATTATCACACGTACGTATTATTGTCAAGGGATTTTTGAAATTTTTTTAAATTTAATCACAGTGTTTAATTTTGCTTATTATGTATGGACTGATAATAACCCATTTTGTGGGGATTGTCAACAATGGGATGGAATCATGCTGGCGTAAATGGGCTAATGAATCTTGGAGAATTGTCTGTTGGCATACATGTTTTGTTGTTTATTTCTATGATCTCATAATACATTATATTTAATGTAATTATAATATATAAAATACACAAGTTATAATGTAGTTGACAGATACATCAAATATGATGTATAATGAAGATAACAAACTGGAGGTGATGAAATGCTGGTATATAAATTTAATGTCTTGGAAACCCTTATTGAAAACGGATACAGTACAACAAGGCTAAGAAAAGAAAAGCTATTAGGAGAAAATACCATACAATATTTAAGGGAAAATAAAATGATAGGGACAAAAGCATTAAATAGTGTGTGCAAAATGTTAGATATGCAACCGGGCAATATTATTAAATATGTAGAAGATGAAGCACATTAAAAATAATGTATTGACACTACACATAATATAATGTATAATAACAATTGTCAAGAGGGCAACCAATTGGCAATAGCCGATAGGTGGAGGGCAAGCAAAGCCTAATGGGGAAAGGAGGAAACATGGAACAGATGACGGCAAGAGAAATATTGAACCTAATTGAATGGTTAAAGTTACAGGGATTTGACAACGATAAGATTGTGGAATGTATAGAAGCAATTGAAGGAAAGAAGAAAAGGGAACAAGAAGGGGCTGAATAAACCAGCTACAAAAATTAACAGGAAGGGCGGGCTTGTCACCGCCTTTTGTTGCATTATTACTGGTATGCTGCGGTATGATATTTATGATAATGATACAAAAATCATTGATTTTTTGGGTTTATTGGGATTTTTTTGAAGTTATTGGAGGTTATTTTTGGAATTTGTTTAGGATTGGGAGGGATTTTTTGGCTGTCTTTGGTTGTATTCTGGCTATGTATGATTACGCACATGGTTATATATGATTGTGTATGGAGGTTTGAAGGCTTATTTTAAACGTTTTTGACTGTATATGACTGTATATGATTATATGTGATTTTTTGCGCCCCAAAAAATTTAAGGCTATCACGTTCGAAAATATGTTCGTCTATTTTGCCAAAGGTATGATTGGTTTTATTATAGAATATATGTTCGTCTTGAATGTAATAAAAATCTGTAATATCACATTCAGGCGACATCCCCCCATTTTACATATAAAAAGCAAGAATATATCGGCCTTTTTCGGTCATGGGGTTCATCTCTTCCTAACCAAGATTTTTCGGATCCGACAATTTGGACGGGCAAATATAGGAACATTTTAACTATATATCAACAACATATATCAAATAACCATCCCGTCCCTTTCTCGGGAGAAGCCCCTATTCATGGGAAATATCCCATCCACATAAAGTAAAATCAGAAGAAAAATCCAGCTTCTATAGCAGAGAACGCTTGAATTTTGGCGGTTCTACCGAAAATCATCTATTTTTTTCTGTTTTTCCTAGATTCTAGGTTTTCCCGAGAAACCCATTTTCCTTTAAAATATAGGATTCCGGTGTTCATCCGACATAGATGTATCTTATAAAAATTATATTTATAAGCCTTGACATCCATCTTTTCATATGGTATAATATAAATATTATTAAACACTAAATAGGATACAACAATGGATACGAAAAATAATTTATCACCAAACATTGCAATATATAATTCGGAAGATATTACGGAAGTTGCAATAAAAGCTAAAACCGAAGTAGGGCAGATATTTTTGGATGGATACAATGAACTTATTAAAACTATTGGCATAGAAAATCTGAATATGAGGGATAGGAAAGGGGATTTATTATTAGAATTAAAAGGAGGGAAGCAGAAAGCAAAAGCACAGGAAATCATAAAACAGTATACCGAAATAATTAAAAGACCTGACCTGAAAAGATATGCCATACAACAGTCGGATATTTTTGAAATACCCATTTTAAAAGAAATGACGGATGGCAGGGGGAGGAAGGGTTTTTATAAAGATAGGGTCATCCCATTGATGATAAAATATCTTTTGTTTCAAGGAAATATCAATACAACAATAGACGGGCTGTCAAGGAATGTGGGTTTAGTGGGAAAGACGTTTAAAAATCATGAATTTGAATATGAACTAATGGCAGATAATAAGCAGGTTACGGTATCCAGAATCAATAAATTCTATTCATACTGCAAGCCGGAGCAAGAAAGGATTATATTCAATACGCTTGACGCTTTACAGAATGATTATTCTGTCGTCACGTATAAAAGGAGTTTTCTTATCATAAGTATTGATGGTAGTGAAAGGACAACAACAGAAAATGAAAATATAATAATTAGGAATGTACAGCGAAAGGTACTCGAAGAATTTGGTATCAGTCGTATTTTTACTATTTACCAAAGAGGTAAGAAGGCAATAAAAAATTTTTATGATAGGGTGTGTGAGTTCCTTAACAGTGAATTTCAGTTTAACTGTAAAGAGTACTACAACCAGATTCAGATTTATGCCGATATGGAAGGACTGAAAAAATTAGATTCAAAATTCAATACAGATACTGAAAAATCTAAAAACCTAAAAAATGAGATTCAGCAGCATTTTTTATCAAGGATAAAAGACAGGATAAAAAGTGATTATGAATCCAACCAACAATCGGCAGATAAGAAAGATGCAGAAAATCAAAAAAAATGGGATGAGAATACAGAGTATAAAAACCATATACCAAAAGATATACAGGATTTGTTTGATGCAGGTGTGTATAATGATATAGATGTAAAAGAAAAGATATTACCAAAGCCAAAGCCTGCTTACAGATACCCTGAAAACCATGTTGAAGTATTATCTTTTCTATGTGACTATTTTCTAACTGACATATAGAACAAACAGGGAATTATTTTGTGGGGAAAATTAGGGGTACTTTTAAATGACAATATATTAGACTTCTTAATTACAATTTAAAAGTACCCCTAATCCAATATGGCAGAAATTCCGCTTCCACTTTGCCACGACACATCTTAACCAATCCATCGTCCAAAACAGAAAATGAAAAAATGTGATGTTGAGCGGCAGCGAAACGGCACGACAAACGAGCCTGCGAGTGCGTCAGCATGAGATTAAATAAATGGAGTTCACCCCGGGTTCGCACTCGTTCACTACGTTCACTCGGCACGCCCCTCTAGGGACTGAACCACGTCCACTCACAAGTTCGTGTCCGTTTTTGTTCCCACTTATGTTCCATCACGTATGTTTCATCACTTATAACTATTGACTATTTTACTGCTAAATATGTGAAGCGGTTTGATGATATGGAACAGGAACTTAGGAACAGAGTTCCGCAGACGTATAAAGAAGCTCTGCTTGAAACGGTTAGGCTATTGGAAGAAAACGAAAAGAAATAGAGGGAAATTGAGAAAAAGGATTTAGAAATTAATCATAAGAACAAAGAACTTTCCCATAAATCCGATGTAATAAATGGGTTGGTTAAAGATATTGGGTTGGCTGATAAAAGGCAGATTATCAACAGAATTATACGCCATCAGGGAGGTAACTATAACAAACGCTGGAGGATATTATACCGTGAGTTTAATAATAAATTCCATATTGATATATCCAGACAGATGAAGTCATATAACGAACAGGCATCGGAAGATAAAAGGTATAAGTATAAAATTGATTTCATAGACAGGCATCTGCATCAGTTGGATGATTTATATGACATAGCCGTAAAAGTTTTCGAATATGACCTCAATATGCTTATACAGGAAATGTATGATATAAATAATAGTAGTCAAAAGTGATAAATAGAAAGAAGATAAATTTAAACACTAATATATAATAAGAAAGGAAAGTTGTAAACTGGTATTAATGGAGTTAACAATACGGATTAAATTGTTAGGTGGTGATTAAATTGAACTATAAATATAAAAGAACCCCAAGTATAGCAGAAAGAATCATGAATGATGATTGTAGTGTTGTTGAATCTGATTTTTTTGCCCCACCAGATAAAAGGACTGTTAAATCAAATGTACATCAATCATATTATGATTATTGCGAAGATTTTAATGAACTTGGAGAATCAGAGGGATTTTTTGATAAAGATTATTAATTGATAAAGCCAAACACTAATATATCTAAAGGAAGGAAGGTACAATATGAATAATGTACATATAAGCCAAGAAATGCTTATAAACAAAATATCCAGATTGAGCAATGTTGACTGTGGGACTGTCAGGTTAGTTTTTGATACCTGTGAATCAGTCCTTATAAATGACATTAAAAAGGTCACGGAAAGTTTATCATTGTCTTTTAAGATATTTCCCGGTATTAGTATTGATGCTAAGTGGAAACCTTCAAAGAATCAGGTCAATAATCTGACGGATGAAGAAATCATGTCACAAAGTAAAATTATGGTAAAGGCAAATGTAACCCGAAATTTCAAAAGAAAAATCAACAGAAAGAAGGGGAATAAAAATGCAAAACATTAAAGTATCAGAGCTTTCACCACATCTACGGAATACAGAATTTTTCGATGATATGTCTGGCGAAAAGTGGAAAGAATTTTTAGAATCTGTCAAATTAAGGGGAGTTATTGAACCGATAGTTATTACACCTGATAAAATTATTGTATCAGGGCATCAACGTGTAAGAGCTTGTAAAGAACTTGGCATTGATACTGTTATGTGTGATGTACATACATACAATAACGAAGATGAAATTCTGCAAGACCTTTTAGAAACTAATATCCGACAACGTGGTGATATAGGCGGTTCTGCCAAGAAAGTAGGTTTGCGGATTAAGGAACTGGAAAGGATTTATGGGATTAGGGAAGGTTCGGCAGGAAAGAAAAGTTTAGAGCCAAATAATTTTACTCCAAAAGAAAAACCACAGACAGAACAAGAATTAGCAACTACAATGGGAATCACAAGACAAACCCTCCAAAACTACAAGCAGCTTGCCAATATGATACCCGAATTATCAGACCTTGTTGACACTGGTATAGTTACAAAGACTACCGCCCTATCCATAATGAGGAATTTGTCAGAGCAGGAACAGGAAGAATTGATAGGTAGTATGGATGTAACAAAAAAACTGACTGCAAAGGAAGTAAAATCCTATATTGAAAAACTTCGGGAAAAAGACGCTGCCATTGCCGATTGTGAGCAAAGAGTTGATTCTTTAGAGCAGGAATTGAAGAAAAGCAAAGAACAACAGGTACAAATCCAGACAGAAACAGTTTATCCAGATGATTATGAAGCTACAAAGGAATTATTGAAAGGATATGAGGAAGATTATAAAAATCTTCGTAAGCAATTTGAAAGTAAAGTTTCAGAAAATCAAGATTTACGAAAACAAATTGAAACCATGAATGATTCTTCTACAGAAAGACAATATGAAAAACAGTTACAAGATTCTGTACTGCTCTTCTGCTCTAAAGTAAATACATTTATTGAAAAAGTCGGTGGTTATGTTTGGTTGTCAGATAAAATAAATGAAATACCAGAGTTAGAACGTAAAGGGTATATTGAAGCTGTCAATGCTATAAAGGCATGGGCTGATACAATGGATTACAATATTAACAACAAATGAAAGGAGGTAAAATAATATGAAAACAAATGAAATTATGGAGATTTTAGGAAAGACAGCAGAATTAACAAAAGTACAAAGTGAGAACGCAGCAGTAATAATGGCTGAATTAAATTCCCAAAGACAGTCATTAAGTGGTCTGCTAAATCAGATGGGCAATATGTCTGGAAAAGTAGATGATCTAAATGACAGAATGGACGTGCTGGAATTGCAGGAAGAAATTAAAGATGAACAACGTATGCAACTGATTAACTCGGCTAAAAGCAGGATTATTGAAATTCTTGGCAATGATTTTATTGACCAAAGTAAGTATTTCCGTGGTTTTATCGCAAGGTTATGGAGTGATGCAAAACAATATGGTGGTGTGGGAAGTAAAATAGCAACAACCCGAAAGGAAAATTATCAAAGGGCGATAAATTACATTGAAGCATGGATACCATATGGGGGAGTGTCAGGATTAAAAAGAGAACTAGACAAAAAAGCTGAAGAAAAAAGAATTGTAAAAGCATTAGGTTACTATTAAAATATTTAAACGCTTATTTGATACTATTTTTGCCAATGAGATAAGTTAGGAGGTGATTGTATTGTTGGATACCCAAATTTTCATATATTCATTTGACACGCAGGATTTCTATTCAAACCATGAAGCACATCTTTATTGGTTAAACCATAAACTCAGAACTGAACGTAAAGAATTGATAAAAAAAGTTGAAGACATTTCAAACAAATTAAAGGAATATGGGATAAATGATATGGACTTATCCCATATGTCATCCGATGAATATGATTATTCTGACTGGGGAAAAGATGAAACAATAATCCGCACTTTAACTGAATCATATTGTGATTACAAAAAGTGGATTGCGGACAAAAACAAAAAAATAAAAAACAGCAAAGATGTCTTATTACGTATTTTAAAAAATAAAAATAATGAGAATATAAAGAGCAATGGTAAACACCATATAAGAAAATTGGATGAAAATAAAGTTTCTGGACAAAAGATAATTTCTGTGTTTGATTCTGCCCTCACAAGGATCATCGGTGCAAAAGCAGATGAACTTACAGAAGATTTTATGGTTATACAGGTATATTACTTCGATATCATCAAAGACCTTATCTATTATGGTTTTATGTATAAAGGTGAGAGATATATTTATTTTACTTCTTCCGCTGGACAGATACGGACAAAAAAATGCGTGTTCATTAAGGAATCTGTCTGGCAGGAACACGAAAAGACAGTCATGTGTGGCCTGACTGTTGACAGTATCAATGCCAAAGGCGGTTGCAATCCGAACAAGTATCTTGCATATCTGGCTCTTATTAATTCTGCTACTGATGCTTGGGGAGGGTTTGATATTGACAAGGCAATTGTCATTGATGATTTTGAAACACAGGTATATGGTACATATGATTTAATTGATGATGAAGATTACTCTGTCAAAAGGATTTCAGATTATGTCCCAATCCCCCATACAGATGGTGCAGGAATGATATTACCTAATGCGTTCGGGAAAAGCCAGCGGAATATGATGGTTCGTCTTCCGTGGATTAAAGGGCTTTTATCTCCGTTTCCTTTTGATAAGTTTGTTGAAATCAATAATTGTCCCCCCGAAATAAAAGATATCTATGGGAAAACATGGGATATTTTTAAGGACGATATACAAGTTATACTTACAAAATCACAATTCAAGATGTGGAAATATTTTAATTCATGGGAACAATACAAAGAATTTTTTAAAAAATACCATTGTGATGTCGGTTATACCAATATGGAAGAAAGTAGGATACCATATGCAACTATCAACTACCAGATGCTCCAGACATTGACGGATATAACAGATGGGGAAATTGGGCAGATAATTCAGAAGTCCAATACTGCCCTATCGTCCCTCTGTGATTCTGTAGAAAATATGCAGAGAGCTTTTGGACTTTCACCTTATAATACGAACAAGACAGGTTTCCAAAAATCTATTGAACTGTACCCCGACCTTTTAAATGATGCATCTGTCAAATCCATTCTGAAAGATATAAAAGACAGTATGATAAAAAGATATAGGTCAGGCAAATTAAAGATTGATGGGAAATACACTTTTATTCTGCCGGATTTTTATGCGGCCTGTGAATATTGGTTTGGGGATATAAAAAACCCAAAAGGGCTGTTGGATGATGGTGAAGTATTCTGTTGGCTTTTTAGGAAGGCCGACAAGTTAGACTGCTTGCGAAGCCCCCATTTATTTATGGAACATGTGGTCAGAGAAAATATGGCCTATAGGGAAAATAAAAAACAGGGGCAACTGAGGGAGTGGTTTGCCACGGACGGTATTTATACCAGTACACATGATTTAATAACGAAAATTGTACAGGCAGATGTGGATGGGGATAAGCTCCTTGTGGTTTCAGATAAAACGTTCATAAGCGTAGCAGAAAGGAATATTAAAAAATTTGATATAGTTCCATTGTACTACAATATGAGAAAAGCCTCCCCATCCATTCTTACAAAACAGGTCATATATGAAGGTCTGGTTGCTGCGTTTACGGGTGGTAATATCGGTGCTTATGCGAACAATATATCTAAAATTTGGAATGATGACGTTTTTATATCGGGAACAGATACGGGAAAACAAGAGGCATTGAATATTATCAAAATCCTTTGTATGGAGCATAATTTTGTAACGGATTACGCCAAAACATTGTATAAGCCGGAAAGACCGAAAGAAATCCATGATAAGATTAGGAGGTTCGTCAATAGCAACGTGCCACGCTTTTTTATATATGCCAAGGATAAAAAGGATTGTCAGGTTGCAGATAAAAACCAAAGTTTTGTAAATAAACTGGAAAGCCAAATAATTAATCCGAAGATAAATTGCAGGAAAATAGGTTTAGGGAAAGTTGACTACCGTTTAATGATGACAAACCCAGATATTAAGTTTCGGGTGGCATTCTTAAAGAATGGGATAATCGACAGGAAGAATACTGACCCACTGATTATAAAATATTTGGAAATAAGTAAGAACTGTTATTATAAATTAGATTATAACAGTCTGAATAATTTGCATGGGGACTTACTAAGCAAATCTGAACTGCGGCAAAATCTGTTGTTTAAACGGATTGTTGCGGACACAAAAAAAGAGCTGTCCCAGTTTGGACATAATGAACTTGAAATTACGGATATTCTTGTTGAATTTTTATATGGCATAAAACCTAATAAGCATAAAATACTGTTTTGGAATTGTTATGGGGAAATTGTATATCAGAATTTAAGCAGACATATAAAGCCCAAAACTAAATCCATCCAATGTATAGATTGTGGTAAATGGGTCAATGTCCCTGTCAATGACAGAAGGTCTTGCCGTTGCGAAGAATGTAAAAGGGAATATATCCAAATACTAAGGAGGGCACAGAATCAACGGGCGTATCAAAAAAGAAAAATTAAGTAGCTATCAAAATTGTGCTAAAACTTAGGGCTTTTTAGACCTAGAAATCCTAGATTTTAGGGTTTGGAAATATGGCAATGGGGAAAGCATAGGAATCAGGAGGCTGGTATTATGAAAAAGCATAGAAATGTACAGAAGATATCGAAAGACGGACTGATACAGGTGGTTGCCGATACCTCTGGTGAAAAAGTGGCCACAACAGAAAATATTTTTAAGGCAATGGAAAATTTTATTTTGGCAGCATTAAAAAAAGTGGATTCTAATAAGGGCGTATCCATCCAACTTTTTGACGGGTTCTATGTTGATGGTACATATGTCCCTGAAAGGAAACAGAAAAGTAATTTAACAGGACAAATTATTGATGTTGCCAGCAAGATTAAAATTAAAACAAGAATTACCGGAAAATATACAGAAAAAGTTAATAGCCAATGACATATTGCAGCGGCAACGCTGTTATATAAACCACTATGTTCTTTATGTCATGTGTGGTTAATAAATATTCATACTTTTATCCTTTCTTTACAGGGGATGCCTAATGGTGTCCCCTTTTTTGGTGGGCATAGCTTAGTCCGGCAAAGCAACAGATTGTGAATCTGAAGAGCGTGGGTTCAAATTCCACTGTCCACCTTTGATAAATTAGGGATACTGTATTACCAAGCACCGCAACAGATATCCTTAATTTATTTTAAATGAGTATAATACCGTGTCAATCAGGGAGTTGGTTTATTATGAAAAATAATGTAACAATTAATTATAGCGAATACAGTAATAATCCTGTAGCACAGGAAATTGAATTTGAATTAATCAAAGATATTGTTTTAAAGTTGAAATATGAAGAAGAAAATGGGGAAATTGTTATCTCTATGGCTGATACTATTACAGCAAATACAGAATTGGAAGGAAAATTAGATTATGAAAAAGTGAATGTCCTGATTAGGGCGTTGTCGCAATTAAGGAATCAGATTAAAGAAAGGCGGTAATATTATGGATTTACAGATTAAACATGATATTGAAAATAATGTATTCTCTACATCTATTACAATTGCAGGTCTGGGCACAGAGACATTTTCAGAAGATGAGGAGAAAGAAATGCTGAAGGATTTCCCATCAAAAGTTGTTTATAGGAATCTTAGTTTCACCAAGAATGTCACAATGAATGGTACTGTCCCTGAAGTAACGGATGCCGAGGTTGGAGATTCCGTCATATCCGTTACTCTCCCACCACTGTCAAATAAGGAAATTTTATTGGACGAAAATTTTCTGGCAGAATATAAGGTTGGTGTAAACAAGATTTCCAATAGTGCATTGGATGAAAATATACTGACCACTAAAGAATTGGTGGCTCATGCTTATTGCGTGGTCTACGACAAAGTCATCTGTGATGCAGTCGAAGGGATTATGCAGGCGATTAGGGCTAAAGCCCCATCATTTGAAGGAGAAACAATAATCAATATATAGAATATGTGCTATTGTCTAAGTGTTCGGCTTCTGTGTCAGCATCTTAAAATTTATATGAAAGGACTGAAGAAAATGGATTTGATGTATGAAATATCAAAAGCAGGTCTTACCTCCGAACAGTATGAAGAATGTATTCAATTAATTATTGATAAAAAGAATAATATCAACGATATGGACTGGCAGGAAATTTGTGGAAGATATGACCTCCCAATTTCTTCTGACACCCTCCGGAAAGCCAACGGCACTATTTTCGGCGGTGCTTTTATTGCAGAATATTTCAAAGAAAAGCCTTTGGAATCTAAAACTGCCACACAGGAGGAAACCATTGACAACATGAAAAAATCTTTTAATACTGAAACATCCATCAACAAGGATGGTACATATTCCAGCAATAAACTTTTAGTAATGAATGACGAAGAATCAAAAGACCAGAACTTTATATTAAAGGCTCATGGATTTGATGCGTCCTGTTGGAAAATTGTAAGTTTAAGAAACAATATCCGTCAGGTAATTAGTAAGCAAGATGGAATTGTTACATTGTATGCAAGTTTTCTTACCGTCAAACCTATTGGCAATAATGAGATACCTTTATATAAATATGAGGAATTTTTTAATAATTTGGATAGGAACTATTCACTTCCATCATTAAAAAACAACCATTCATATCTTAACGGAAGTAAATTATTATTGATAGATATTGCTGATTTACATTTGAATTTACAGGCCTCTATGTTTACCACCGGGAATGAATATAATTGTGATATTGCAGAAGAACTTTTCTTCTATGTAATAGATGATATTATAACCAGAACAAAAGAATATAAATTTGAAGAGATTGTATTTTGTATTGGTGGGGATATGCTAAATGGTGACAACCTTTTTGGATCTACTACCAAGGGAACGCCACAAAATAGTGATTTACATTATTATGATGCTTACGAAAGATTGTGTGCAATGACCATTAAGGCTATTGATATGTTAAAAGATATTTGCAAGGTAAACGTGATTTATGTTATGGGCAATCATGACGAGGTTACTGGTTTTAAACTTGCAAAATATATTGATGCTTGGTTTAAAGACGAACTGATGGTTAATGTTGATTATCAACCTATTGCCAGAAAATACAAATTATATGGTAAAACATTAATGTGCTTTGCCCATGATGGTAAGGTTCAGAAATTACCTTCTATTATTGCTGACGAAGCTAGACAATATTGGTCACAGGCGGAAACTGTTGAAGTGTTTTTGCAGCATTTACATACAGAACAAGTTCTAATGGAAGATAATAATATTAGGATACAAAGATTACCTACAATTAGCGGTAAAAGCAAATGGAGTTCTGACAAAGGCTATAATTCAAAAAGACAATGTAAGACATTTATTTTTGATAAAGAAGATGGATTAACTGATATATTATATACTCCTATCAGAAAGATTTGAGTGATATGAATGATATCAATGTTACTATAGTTTGAATAGATGTGAACAACGTACTGATGGGGATTCCATTAGAAGTATACTTAAAATGCCATCATTGCAACTATAGATTAACAGCAGCGTAGATATCTACGCTGTTTTTTGTTTGGAAGAAGGTGTGAGATATGGGCAGGGCAAAAGGGGATGACAATTCGGCATCAATATTAAAATGTACATGTTGCGGCGAAAAGAAAAGAGCATCGGATGAAAATAAAGGTGCAGAAAATGATTTTTACAAATCCCGTAGTAAGCTTCATCTAGGATACAACAGTTTTATTCCAATTTGTAAAAATTGTTTGGAAAATCTTTATAACGAATACTTAAAGAAATATGAAAGGAAAATTGAGGAATCAGAAGATGAAAACGCAAATGATCTTGAAAGCTATTATGTTGAAAAGAAAGTTATTAAACGACTATGTATGATGAATGATATTTATTATGATGACGGTCTTTTTGATGCTGCGCTAAAACATAGTGGCAATAATACAATGTTTTCAGCTTATATGAAAGTTGCCAATCTTATTCAATATAAGAAAAAAACATATGACACCACATTATCAAATGAAGAACTTGCCATTGCCAAGGAAAAGGAAAATACCATCAGTTATGACGATGTTAAAAATTTAAAAAAGGTCAATAAAAAGACTGTCAAATTTTTTGGCTCAGGATTTTCAGAAGATGAGTATGAGTTTCTTCAGGAACAATATTCTGATTGGACAACCCGGCATGAGTGCAAGACCAAAGTACAGGAAGAAGTATTTAAACAGATTTGTTTTACACAACTAGAATTATTAAAGGCGACAAGGGCAAAACAGGATACGAAAGACCTGACTGCCACATTCCAAAAATTGCTTGAAACTGCCAAATTACAGCCAAAGCAAAACCATTCTGATACTCTGTCGGAGACACAGACTTTTGGCACATTAATTGATAAATGGGAAAATACCCGTCCCCTCCCGGAAATTGACGAGGAGTTAAAGGATGTTGATAAGATTGCCCTGTATATAGATGTATTTTTTCGGGGGCATTTGGCAAAAATGATGGGCTTAAAAAATGGCCTGTCCCGTTTGTATGACAGATATATGAAAAAATATACTGTCCAGAAACCTGAATATAAAGATGATAAAGATGCCGAAGCGTTATTTGATGCTATTTTTGGTGATTCATCTGTAATGGATGAAGATTAATATGGTTATATTTATTCCAATGTATTTTGTGCATTGGCTTTTTTATTGTATGAAAGGTGGTGGTTGACAATATGCAGAGAACAGGTAAAAAAGACATTGCGAATGAGAAATCTTCAAGGATATTGCAGGGTGCTGCATATTGGTAAATATGCGGCTCGTTTTATCGTTACAATCCCCAAAGATTTGCCAAGGATTATCTGAATATCAGTTTGAAGTTGTTCCAGAAATTTCTAATTTATGAAATGATGCATAATACCCATTTCATGTTCTGGGCTGCGAGGAGTATCGGTTGAGTATGAAAATAATTTCATTATCAATTTTCTATAAAATAGGAGGATAAATAATCAATGAGTAAATACAAGTACAATAAAGATTATTTCAAAAAGTGTTGATAATAAAAGAAAAGTATTAGGACGATTTAAAAATATTGACGATGCTATTATATCAAGAAAAATGCGGAGATTGAAAAATGAAATTGTTAAGTTGCCGACTTAATCAGTAATGATTAATGAATAAATCGAGGAATTAAGCGTGAAAGTCCTTCAATAAAATTGGATAACACGAACCGAAGGCTATGTTTAAAAACATGGTCAGGGACAACGCATAGATAAACTGAAACTTTTTAAATCTTTATAAGGCTTTGAAAGTCATAATTAAAGGAGAATTAAATGGAAAAATTTGTATTAATTAATGGATTTGATAATTATGCCGTATCAAATTATGGGAAAATTAAAAATGTAAAAAATGGTAATTTTTTGACACCAACAAAAAATAATCAGGGTTATTTACGCTATGTTTTTTGTCAAAATGGTATAAAGAAAGGGTTCAACATACACAGATTAGTTGCGTTATATTTTATACCCAATCCATCGGGTTTACCCTATGTTAATCATATAGATGGGGATAAGACAAATAATAATGTTAGTAATCTTGAATGGTGTACTGCCAAACAAAATGATGCACATGCAAGAGAAAATGGATTGAAGGTTCAAAATAAACCAATTAAAACAACCCATATTGAAACTGGCAAAATATTTATATTTAATAGTGTTGGTGAAGCAAGTTCCATTTTAAATATTAATAAAGGAACCATTCATAAAGTGCTATCAAAAAAAAGAAACAAAACACATGGTTATACTTTTGAGTACATTTAATTAATAAAAAGAATATAATGTGGAGCTAAATAGCTTTTTACTTATTGTGAATCCACGAGTCCTCGACATCCATATATGGATGAAAATATATGCTGAACTTATGAGATGATAAATCATAAGAACTATAAGATAAAAAACTTATAGGATAACAAATTGAAGACCTGGCTTACTGCTTTATTCTGTGTAATTCGTTGTATATTGTTCCCGGGGACTAAAATCTGTGTTGCTTCCGCTACCAGACCACAGGCGAATGAAGTACTGTCTAAAATTGAAGATGATTTTATGAAGCTGCATGATTGGGGTTCTGATAACCTAAAAAGGGAAATATCATACCATTCTGTGGGGACTAACAAAGCAGTTATTGAATTTCGTAATGGTTCTTGGATAAAGGTTGTCACAGCATCGGACACGGGAAGGGGGAACAGAGCTAATATTTTAGTCTTGGATGAGTTCCGCATGATCGATGAAATGACAATCAAAACTGTTTTGAAAAGATTCTTAGGCTCTCCACGACAGCCAGCATATCTTGATAAAAAAGAATACAGGAATAATCCTGATTTACTTGAGTCCAATATTGAAATATATATGAGTTCCTGTTGGTTGAAATCCCATTGGTCTTATATAAAATCTAAAGGTTATACATTTCATTTACTTGGGAATAGGGATGGGTACTTTGTATGTGCGCTCCCATATCAAATGTCTATTAAGGAAGGTCTGAAAAAGCGGTCAGAAATCGAAGACGAGATGTCCGAGACCGATTTTGACGAAGTGACTTTTGATATGGAGATGGGATGTATCCCATTTGGTAACAACAGTGAGGATGCGTTTTTTAAGTTTGAAGATATATTCCCTATGAGGAAAATACATAATGCCATGTACCCATGCACTGTGATAGGAAATAATAAAGACTTAAAAATTCCAGATTTATTGTTCAATGAAAGAAGGATTCTGTCTGTGGACATAGCACTGATGGCCTCCAAAAAACATAAAAACGATGCCAGCAGTATTATTATCAACAGGGCAATACCAACAGACAGCAATAACTATATCTCCAATATTGTGTATTTGGAAAACCATGAAGGTATCAATACAGATGAATTGGCTTTAATTGTACGTAGGTTATTTGATTGGTTTAAATGCACTGATTTGGTCATTGACACAAACGGTGCCGGGATAGGTGTATATGATATGCTCATACAGGACATATTGGACAATGAAACAGGCGAAGTGTATCCGGCACTCTCATGTTGTAACGACATCGCAATGGCAGAAAGATGCAAAGTAGAAAATGCACCTAAAGTAATTTGGTCAATTAAGGCATCATCTTCTTTTAACAGTCAGGCATGTGTGTTGTTAAGGGGAGGGTTTCAGAAAAAAAAGATTAATTTACTTATACCGGAACACAATTGTGAGGAAATTTTAAAAAGCAGGGTTAAGGGATATAACAGACTATTTTCAGGGAAACAGACCCAATATAAACTCCCATATGTCCAAACCACCCTGCTTATTCTGGAATTAATAAAATTAGACCATGAAATAAAGGGGACTAATGTAAAAATTATAGAAAAAAGTGGTATGAGGAAAGACAGATACAGTTCATTGGCATATAACTATTGGGTTCAGTGCCAGCTTGAAAGGGACATACTGCATAAGAAAAAGGTTGGGTTTGACGCTGTTGATTATGCCAAAAAATTACGGAAGTTGAATAAACGTCCAAAGACATATTAAACGGAAGGAGGTGGGACACTTTGGGTAAAAAGAAAAATCTTTCAAAAAAAAGAAAAAAAATAATTTCTGCAAACATTTACCCTAAACCAGCGTTTGACAATGATGAGGCAAATTTTAAGAAAGCCATAGACAACAAAACAGACATGGACTGGAAAGGTTTTAGTAGGCTTGTTGCACATGACCTGTGTACAAACAGCCAAATCATTGAAACCGGATACATCGGGGATATCAAACTTTCGGATGCCCAACTGGCTTTAAAACATCCAAAGCAGGGCTGGAAAATATTACTGAATGTGTCAGAACAGCTAATGAGATGTTCACCACATTACTTCCGTTTAAATTCTTTATACAGCAATATGGCTTTATTTTGTTGGTGGGTTGATTTATATGGGGTTAAAGAAAATGCAAACGTATCTACAATAAAAAAAAGTTACAGTACATTGACTGAAAAATTGGAAGCCATGAACTTAAAACATGAGTTTGGTAAAATCATGAAGGTTCTACCCTATCAGGATATTTTTTGTGGCGTGGCGGTTGAAGGCCAGACAGATTATTTTATCCAACAGATAGATTTTAGGATATGTAAATTATATAAAGTTCAAGATGGTTTATATAATTTTAAAATAAATCTGTCTGCCATTAACCCACAAAAGATTAATGCCTATCCTATGTACATCAGACAGGCATATAATGATTTTTCTGAAGGTAAAATAACAAATTGGTATGAACCGCCAGCAGATTTGCAGATTTGCATTAAATTAAATAGCCAATGGACATATCCCTACCCTCTCTTAATTGGATTGGTAAGGGATATTTTAGATTTGGATATTTATAAGAAATTGAAATTACAGTCTGCACGGACAGACAATTATAAAGCAATTATGGTAAAAGTGCCTATTGATGAAAATACGATTGATAAGCCATTGCTTACTCCCGAAACTTTAGGAGTGTTTGCAGAAATCAATAGAGAAAGTATGACTGATGATATAGGTTTAATTTACAATTTGGGTTCAGATGGTGAAGCAATAAGTTTTAAGGAATCAAGTAATACACGAAATAATGTTGCTGATTCTGTTGGAGATATTTATGATTCTGCTGGTGTAAGCAAGGAGCTGTTCAACGGTAGCTCGTCGGGCACGGCAGTAAAATTGTCTGTTGAGAATGACAACGGTATTGTTTATGGGGTGTACAGGCAATTTGAACGTTGGGTAAACCGTTATATCAAGTTGAGGAAATATAATAAAAGCACTTATAAATTTTTGTTTTACCTTTTGGATGTCACTATTTTTAATAGGGATGATGTTTCAAAGAGATATAAGGAGGCATGTTCCTTGGGAGTAAGCGTAATTGATAAATGGCTTGCCTCATTGGACATGACACCTTCAAGGACGATGGGGTCTTTTATTCTGCATAAAGATATTTTTGATTTCTATAACAATTTTGTCCCCCTCACATCCTCTTTTAATGCTGCCAATACTGGTAATTCCAGTAATGGTGAGGTTGGCCAGGGTAGGCCTACAGCAGAATCACAGGGTAAACAGCTTACAGACGGCGGCGAACAGACAAAAGATTCAGATGCAAACGCAAACAGATAAAATTCAGGAAGGGTTGTTTATATGGAAACATTTTGTTGTAAAGGAAAACGGTTAGCAAACTATTTAATTAAACATGGTTCTAAGTTGATAAGGATAGACAATGACCAGAAATCAAAAGGGTTTCTGGTTTTTATTTTTGAGAAAGATTCTACCATAGATAAGAATTTGGGGCAATGGGAAATGGATAAAAAGAAATATTTATTTTGATTGGTTTATACGGGAATATATTTAAGGTGGTGGTCTGATGAAAAATAAATCCATGCCCGTTACCTTTACTGTTAATAATGAGATGACAGACAATGATACAAGATTCCTGTATATTACTATTGATGTATTACATACAGGGGAGAATTATAATGAAAGTATTTTCGAGAAAGATATTGTCAATTCATGTGTCGATTCCATAAAAAATACAGCCATTTTAGGTTTCATATACTATGACAACATTTCTAACCAATATGATTTTAAGAAGCATGAATATATTTTAACCAAAACAGAAAACGGTGTGGTGGAAAAATATCTAGGAAGTGCATATGGTGTAATACCCGAATCCTGTAACCCAAGATGGATTTTAAAAATGTGTGATGATGGTATTGAACGTGAATTTTTACAAGTTGATGCCCTTTTATGGACAAAATTTGATGAATCCGTTGACATTATGAACCGTGATTCTGAAAAATCACATTCAATGGAATTAGAAATCAGCTCCGTTGAAGGCTATAAGGATGAAGATGGGTTATTTCATTTTACGAAATTTAGGTTTGATGGATGTTGTTTATTGGGGGACAAAGTAGAACCTGCAATGATTAATTCTATTGCACAAATAAAAGAAGTCCAATTTACAATGAATGATTTTTTAAAAAATATTCAAAGTGAATTAAATGATAAATATGTTGCTTTTACCAAGATAGTAAACCAAAATAAAGAAGGAGGTACAGAAATTATGCCAAATACAAATTTTGCACAGACTGTCATGCAACAGTTCAAGGATATTTCCAATACAGTACGTCAGTATGCGGTTGTTCAGAATAGATGGGGTGAAACTGTCCCACGTTATTATGCTATGGATATTCAGGATAATGAAGTAATTGTTACTGACAGGGCAAACAATTATCAATATTATGGACTTCCGTTTACCATGAACGGGGATAAAGCGGAAATTGATTTTTCTAAAGGAACTAGAAAGAAACTTTGTTATACAAATTATGAAGAAGGCACGGAATCACCGCAGGGTGGTTTTGATTTTGGAAAACATATTGCCGAAATTGAAGATGTTGCCTTTCAAAAGGTAAGTGATGCTGAAAACAAAGTTGCGGATGCTGAAGCAAAAGTGACTACAGCCGAAATTAATTATTCTACTGTCAAAAGGAGTTATGATGCGATTAAGCCGAAATATGATGAATATGTTAAGGCAGAGCAGAAACAGAAGGAGGATGCCCTTAATGCAGAAAAGGATGCCATGTTTGCAAAGTTTGAAGATGATCTTGGCGAAAACATGGATTTTGCGGAATTAAAAAAGAAAAAGTCTGAAATGTCTGTTGAGGAAATTGAGGAAAAGTGTTCTGTATTATTTACCAGAACAATGAAAAGCCGGAAGAAAGATAATTCCGGCAGAACCGACTTTTCCAGAGATAACCCTACTACAGTAGAAATCATGGATGATACAGATGGTAGTGACGAGGGTATGAGTTACGTACCTACAAAATATGGTAACATCCCCGTCAGACGGTAATCAGGATTAATATTGTAATAATAAAACTAAAACTTCTGGTGGTTATCACTGAAAATTTATTTGAAAGGAGAAAAAAATGAGAAGGACGGTCTTTGAATCAACAAACATGGGGTCTGTAAAATATGCGGAGAGAATTTTTGATGCGGTTGCAGAAAAAGATATTGAGAATGGTACTTTCGGGTATCTGGATGGTCTGGCAGATGGTGAATCTGTCATTTATAAATTTGTCGAAGGTACAAAAGAAGGCGAACCTGTTGTGGTAGTTGACAATCCTGCATGGAATGAGGATGAAAGTAGAATTACCAACCAAAGGCGTGATCAATACATCAATGAGGCAGGTGTGCCTTTCAGGGTGCGTGTTGTTAAGAAGTTGGATGAATTTGCCTTGACGGTTGAGGGTTTTTCCGACAGTACGAAGGAATTGGTATCTGACAATACCGATTTCAATGATACGCCAGTTTATTTAACTGTCAACCCAACTACAGGGAAGCTTGATGCTTCCAATACATCTGCATCCGGCGCAGCATTTGAAGCGAAAGTGATGCGCAAACGTATGGTCGGCGCGGTATTGTCCACCCCGCTCCGCAACTATGGATATGCCAATGCGATTTATGAGGCTAAGGTTACAACTTTGGTCTAATCAATATTCGATAAGGAGGAAATTATTATGCCACAACTGAATTTTAGTAAAGAGGAAATGAAAGTTTATGACCTTGCCTTGGATTTGGGTAGGAATGACTTTTCGCTACATGTTGATAAAGATAAGGTGGGTAAGAAAGACCTTGAAAATTATCTTAGGGACACCATCAATAACGATATTCTGAAAGGTGCAACGCTGTTTCAGGCATACAGACGTAACAATCTGGTAATGTTTGAAATCATTGAGGAGATTGCGAATGTGACGATTGGTGAGGATGTCCTCCATTCCCCGTTTATTGATGCGTTTGTCGAAGTCAAGAACCGCCAGCTTGGGGACAAAACTGCCTTCTATCATGAAGGTGGTCTGTTAACTGTTGCTTCTTTCGCCGGAAACCATTGGGATACAAACCGTCAGGCTCTTGATCTGGGTGAGGAGTTTACCCTTCCGAAAGAGTGGATTTTCATTCATGTGTATGATGAATTAGAACGCTTTTTGCTGAATATTTCTTCCCTTGATAGGCTGATGGATAAGATTTATAAATCTATTAACAAGTACATTCAGGACAGACTTTATGTACAGTTCCAGAATGTAGCCTCTGTAGTGCCGATTGATTTTGTCCGTAGTGGCAATAGTGAGGAAGTTGTTGGTGAATTATGTGATATTGTCCAGGCTGCTGGCGGATATGATTCCCTTACTATTGCTGGTACTAAAGGGGCATTAAGAAAACTGGCTGGTATTGTTCCTGACAAGATGTTTGCCAACTCACAGAGAGAGGCAAAGGCACAGACTGGTTCTATTGGCGATTGGGAGGGCAATAAACTGATGGTCATCCCACAGACTTTAAAATCTGGTACTTTTGAACTTGCCCTGAATGACAGCCAATTATTTGTTATGGGTGGTGATGTAAAGCCGATTAAATTAGAATTTATTGGTGACACCCGTTCTGATATGGACACTACTGGTAAGAAGAATAATGATATGACGTTTGATATTCAGCTTCAGACGCTTTTGGGTATCGGGATGGTTCTTCCGCCGTATTTCGGAATGCTTAATTTTGCTTAATTATCAATTTTAAACACTATATATAGGAAAGGTGGTATTGATTATGGCTAAAAACACAACCAATACTGCAACAGATGAAACAGCTACCGCAAAAGTGGTAGCTGAAAATTCTGATGCAGAAAATGAAAATTTTAAAGATAAAAAGGAAACAAAAACAAAGAGAAAGCCAGTAACAAGGCAGTCTGTTACTTTGGATGATTCAGAAGAAATTCAGGTGGTTTCCCTTGTTCCCCATGTAAGCTATCTTGATAAACGTACACAGGATATGTACGAATGGGATGAAGTTGGTCATGTTGAATATATGACAGTGGAAACTTTGAAGGATATGTGGAGGAATAATAAAGGATATTTCAGAAACCTATGGCTCAAACCATTAGATGAACGAATTATTATTAAATTTGGTTTAACGAATGTTTTTGAAAATTATGAGTTTTTAATGAATGAATCAAGTTATACAAAGACTGATATCAAGAAAGTTACCGCTGCTATTGATAAAGCACCTATTGGAATGAAGTTTGCCATTGTAAATAAAGTTAAACAGCTTGTTTCAGATGGTGTGGTTAGTGACGTTTCTGTTATTAAAGCTCTTGGTAAGAAACTGGATACAGACTTTCTTATTTTTACTTAAAACAAAAAGGGGAGGTGGATGAATGTGCCTACTCCATATGAAAAGTTATATGAAAATCTTTTACCCAAATTCCGCAGTTATGAGATTCCCTTAATGACCACAGATGAGGTAAAGGAAGAGCTTCATGATTATCTTTTACCAGCAATAGTCAGGTTTCATGTATGCAATAAAAATTTGAAAGACAGGGATGGTATTTTAGAACAATTCAATGAAAAATTATCTGATGAAGAAATTGAGATAATTAGTAATTTTATGCTTTTAGAATATATTGATGCTAATTGTATAAGAACCCCTTCTTTGCTTAAAGTAAATTTAAGTTCAAGTGACTTCAATGCTTTTAGCCCTGCCAATTTCCTTGATAAGTTATTGCTTATGCATGAAACATGCAGAAAGGAAAATGAAACATTACTGTCACGTTATGCATGGATAAAACAAGATAAGAATGATGGGATTTCAAAATTAAAAAAATGTGCAAGGAAAAATCACAATAAAATATAGAAAGGTGGTGACATCATGGAGTGTTTGAAAAGATTTAATAATCGAATGAAAAGATGCGGTGGCACATTAAGAGATGAAAAAGTCTTTAATAGTAAAATGCTATTACAGGAAACATTTCATGATGATGCTTCCCTAGCAAAGGGCATATATTTTTGGGAATTAGGACGAAATCAAAAATCAGACTATAAAAATGAATCCCCCATTGCAATACGGCTATATAAACGTACATATTCTGCCGCAAATGGTCATACTGTTAAATTTCAAACAGAATATAATACACAAGTTCTTGTTGGGGATATGCTTTTTGATGCTGTCCATAATGAGTTTTATATCTGCACCGAATCATTTGACATAGATGCCATTCACTATCAAGGTAAACTGACCTTATGCAACTGGATATTAAAGTGGCAGGACAGCACCGGAAAAATTTTAGAATATCCCTGTTGTGATTTAAATTCCACACAGTATAATTCCGGTGAAACTGCCAGAGGACAATATACTGTCGGTACAGCACAACATATGATTAAATTGCCTTGTGATGACAATACAATAGCATTAGGTTCACCAAAAAGATTCTTTTTAGACAAAAACAAAGTTAACCCAACTGCATATATAGTAACACAGAATGACAATACTAGCTACAATATCGGGAAAGGAATTGTTGTAATAACTGTATCCCAATATGCAAGGGATGATAAAAAGGATAATATAGAATTAGGGATTTGTGATTATATTGATGTTGATAATCAAGATATATCAACTGACCAGTCTGTAATGCGTTCTGTAATTGATTATGAAACAAATGTTATAAAATCCGGTGGGGATTCCCAATTATTTGTTGGTAAATTCTATGATGAGAACAGGAAGGAAATGACAGATGTTGTACCAAAATGGACAATAATCTGTGATTTCTTAAATGCTTTGGAGGTAAAGGAATCTGGTAATGAAATTTGGATAGGTATAGATAATGATGAATACATTGATGAGGAGATCAAATTAGTGTTTTCTGATGGATATGGCAACTACTCTTCCACTCTCGTTATCAAAATAGATTCCCTTTTGTGATATGGCAAGCAGTTCAATTATAGGGGAATCAAAGAAAAAAATAGTCAAAGAATTTATCAAAAATACGGAAATTATACAGGCTATTGATAGCCGAACTCTTAATCCTGAACAAACAGAAAAATATATTGGCACACATATTTTTGATTACAACCAGAATCCCTATACCCTAGAAAATGTCGGTACATTCATTACGGTACAGGTTCACATACCAGATACTTATTTCCGTTCCAAACCATTTATAAAACCACAGATTGAGATTTGGATTATATCCCATGAAAATCACATGAAAGTTGATAATGTCCCCAAAATTGCAGCAAACAGAAATGATTATCTATCGGAATTGATTGACAATATGCTTAATGGCAGGACAGATTTTGGGATAGGTGAAATGGTACTCATTGTCAATATGGAGGGTGCTTTCCAACAGGATTACGCCTACCGGAAGATGGTGTTTGAGGCTACTGACCTCAACAAATCAGTATGTAAAGATAGCTGAGTAGGGGGTGTGGATATGTTGAAATATGATGAATTTCAGATTTACGATGGTGATGATATACATATTACGGACAGTATAATTATCACACAGCCCTCATTGGAACAAATCAAATGCTTTGGAGAACAAAAGTATTTCAGTGCGGTATATACCCTTACAAGTGTTGGCGCAGATTTGAAATGGCAGCTATGGGACATGTTGGGCATAGATTACACCCAAATCGCAGATTATGACCTTTTTATAAAATTAATATCACAATTGGTATCCAGTAAGAAACAGATGTATTTTGAGCTTACCAACCATCCTGAAAAATATAGGGATGAATTGGCAAATTATTCCGAAGAAGAATTAGAAGATTTAAAAACCAATCCTTTGGAATTGATATTAAAGGATATTGACCTTGCCGATTTTACACCATGTTTTTTAGAAAAGAGTAACCAAATTGTTCTTTATAATCAAGAACGTGATATAACGATTGACAGAATGATATATTCACAGATTGTAGATGTTGTCAGAAAAATACATGGATTCAAACGTAATAACCAAATACCTGCAAATGAGCATACAAAAATGGATTTGATTGAAGATGCAAGAGATGAAGCTATGATGTCAAGAAATAAACCATATAAAAGTGTTTTAAAACCATTGGTATCTGCCCTATCTGTATATACAGGACAATGTGGTGATGACAGGATAATGAAAATGAATATCTGTAAATTTTTCGATAACATCAAACGTGTTGGGAAAATCCAAGATGCACAGATGCTCTTACAAGGTGCATATTCAGGATTTGCCAGTTTAAAAGGAATTGACAGAGCAAGACTGGATTGGGCTGGTTCAATTGAATAAGAGGCTAAAAGAACCTTTGTGGGTTCTTTTTTTATGTGTGTTTTTGGAAAGTTACTAAAAAAACAGAAGGAAATTACATTATATAAACAAAAATATTAAGGAGGAAGAAATATGTTCAATAAGAATGAGTTACTACTTGATAAAGTTAGAAACCTTACAGCCCATGACCTTGCAACTGGCCAGCTACTTTTCAGGCTTAATTCTTTGGAAGAGCCATCTTTACAGTGTACCGCAGAAAGTGAGGAGGTTACAGATGCCATTGGTTCTGTAATTACTACTATGTACCGTGCTAAAAAGGCGGTCTTTTCTGCCACTAACTCTTTGATTTCTCTTGACCTTGCTGCTGAACAGTATGGTGCTAAGAAACAAATTGCTGGCCTAAAGGAGTACACATATGGCAATGAAGCTGATACTACTGCAACAATTGAGGATTATACATATGAAATCCTTACGCCAGTAGAGGGAAAGATTACCCTCGCCCATAAAGCTTCTAAGGATATTAAATATATTTATTCTATTGAGAAGAATGAAATTGGTACAATGTATGTTGCTGGTGCTACCGCTTCTGCTACAAATTTTGTTGTAGATAACGCAACAGGGGATACTACGGTCATTACTGTCCCCGAAGGACTGACTGGTAAAATTTATGTTGAATATCAGTATGAAACACTTGAAGCAATCAGGATTTCTAATAAGGCATCTGAATTTCCGAGGGCGGTCAGTCTGGTTATATATGCATATTTTAAAGACCATTGTGATGAAAACATTGTTTATTCAGGAAAGATTATCTGCCCAAAAGCAAAGCTGAACCCTGAACAGGTCGAACTTGCTCTTACCTCTACTGGTAAACATGCCTTTGAATTTACAATGATGAAAGATTACTGCTCTGAAGAGGGGGAAGATGAACTTTTCTCAATTATTGTGGCAAAGTAAAATTCTTCCCAATTGATAAAGCAGGGTGTAGTGACGAAGCTCCTATGCCCTGTTTTTCTGCCAACGGAGGTGGTTTACAATGAAAGCAGAAAAAAATAATTCAACCTGTGCTATTTGTGGCAGGGGATATTATATGTGTCGGTCTTGTAAAGACCAATTTAGGCTTAGTCCGTGGAAAATCCATACTGATACTTCTGAACATTATAAGGTTTTCCAGATTTTACATGGATATACTATTGGAATATATTCAAAGGATGAAGCCAGAGAAAAATTTAAATCTGTAGATTTATCTGATTTGGAAATTTTTATACCTAATGTAAAGTCTGCCATTAAATCTATTTTGGCAGAAGAAGAACCTGAAAAATCGGTTGATGGGGATGTCAAGACGCAGCAAAAAAAGCGTATACGTTCTAAAGTTTCCAAAACTGAAAAATCAGAATAAGTTAGGAACAATATTTAAAAAGGTGCGAAATAACGTTTATGAATATAGGAAAAAAATTTGAGGATATCTTTAAACATTCCATACCTTCATATTGTATGTTATACCGCCTTAAGGACACCTCACAGTCATATAATAATAGTAAGGGGACTAAATTTACATGGAACAACCCATGTGATTTTTTTTGTTTTGACAGCAAATCACATATTTTATATGCTTTTGAGTTAAAAACAACAAAATATAAAAGTATTTCATTTGAAATAGATTTGAATAAAAACTCAACAAAAATGATTAAATACCATCAGACAGAATCATTAAAAAAATTATCCCAATATGACGGGATAACTGCTGGTTTTATTTTTAATTTTAGGGATGAAGAAAAAGGAACTGAAAGGACGTATTTTCAGAATATAGTAGATTTTTCATCAATGTGCCGAAAAATAAACAAAGTAAGTTTTAATGAGATAGATTTGATAATGCGCGGAAATGCAATAAAAATATCAGGTGTCAAAAAGCGTGTAAACTATCAATGGGATTTAGATGGATTTTTAAAATCATCACATTAGGAGGTATAAGCATGAATATAGAAGTAAAAGATGGTGTGTATACATTTAAAGGCGTGGATACGAAATTTTCCTTCCGTACAAATTTAAGTGCCGTAAAGAAAATCAGTTTTGTAAACAGTGTGACAGATTACATAGTCGGGGATAACTACAATTCGGTCATCCATGATTTAATGTTTGATTTTGAAATTATTGAAATTTTCACGGACGTTGATTTGACTGAAATCCGTGAATCGTCTGATTCATTAAGTAAAATTGAGGAGTTCTTATCAGAAACTAAGGTTGTTGACATTGTTAAAGCAAATATGGCTGATGGTCTGCTTCAGGAACTGAACAGGGCTGTGGATGACAATATATCATACCGTACAGGGGTTCAGTGTAACCATCTTACCAATGCCTTATCGAATTTGATTGAAACTATTGATAAAAAAATTAAGGGTATTGATACAGACAGTCTTATGGAAGTGGCACAAAAATTGAATGATATGAATGGTGATTTGACACCAGATTCAATTTTGGAAGCATATGCCAATTCGGAATTATATAAAAAGACTGCCGAAGAAACGAAAAAGCAGAAAAAACAACAGAAGGAATTTATGAAAAATGTTGCCAAAATATTAGGCAGGTGATAAGATATGACATTTAAAACATCAAGTGAACTAAAATCATATCTACTCTCCCATAGTGAAAATGCAGTCCAAAAGGCATCTGAACAGGTTTATCAGGTAATAAACCGATTCGTAAAGGAGTTCTATGCAGGATTTACCCCTGAAATGTACGACAGGACATACCAATTATATTCATCTTTGGTCAAATCAGACATCCGATTTACGGGAAGTGGATGGGAGGCTGTTGTATATTTTGATTATAGCAGCTTAGTATATACTACTGGTGCAAGACCAAGCGGACAACAGGTAATGAGTGCTGCCGCCCACGGTGGACATGGAGTGGAAGGATTACGGGTTATAAATGGTGGTACTGGTATTTGGGATGAACCGATGACAATTTTAAGCACGGAGGCATATGAAACATTGAGACGTATGCTTATTGCAGAAGGGATACCTATTAAATAGGTGTCTTTTTTTGTTAAAAGGAGGTGGTATCATGGCAAAAAGAAAAGGGAGGGAAACATTCAGAAATGTTATAACCTCACCTGAACTGACCTCACAGATAAACCCGGAAAATAAAAAGCTTGTGGACAGGTTTTTGAAAAACTTTGCCACAAAACGCTCCCCCGGTTCTGTTGCAAACTACCGTTCAAACCTAAATATCTTTTTTACATGGAATTTGCTTTACAATGACAATAAACCCTTCGTAGACATAAAAAAATTTGAACTTATGGATTTTTTTGACTTTGGTGTAACAGAGTTAAAATGGCAGGGTTCAAACCGATATGCACAGATGCACTCATGCCTATCAAGTTTTAGTACTTGGATTGAGAATATTTTGGATGAAAAATATCCTAATTTCCGCAACCTGTTACCTAAAATTGAAAAACTGCCAAAAGTGACTGTCCGTAAAAAATCTGTTTTTTCTAAGGAAGAATTGGACAATCTTATGGATTGGTTGGGAAAAAAAGGTAAGGTAAATGAACAGTGTTTACTTGCTTTAATAATGTCCTCTGGTTCTAGGGCAAGTGAATTGTTAAGGTTTACTACTGATATGATTGACGAGAACCATACAGCTTTTGAAGGACTGTTTCTTGAAACAACAGAAGATATACGTGTAAAAGGCAGGGGTGTCCACGGGAAATATATCCCAAGGTATCTTATCAAAGATATATTCTTGCCTTATTATTACAAATGGTTGCCTATCCGTGAACAAATCATGAAGGGGAACAATAAAGACCACAATTTTATTTTTATCCGTAATGATGGTGAGCCAGCATTGACTTCGACTATCCGCAGTTGGATGGAGAAATGGGATGATGTTCTGGATAAACATTGGTATCCTCATGCTGGCAGACATTTTTGGACTACATACCTTTTAAACATCGGTCTGGAAAAGGAACTGATACAGGAGTTGCAAAAATGGTCAAGTGATACATTGGTAGATATTTATAATGATGCTACTGCAAAAGATAGGAAGTGGAAAAACCTTGATAAGTTGAAGGCTGCTTTAGAGGCAGAATCATTTAAGGAAGAATTGGATGAAATGGAAAAACATCGTGTACCTTAACTTAAAGGGAGAATAGAGCATATGGAATTTAAATCACAGGAAATACCTGAAGATATCCCTTTTGAAGAATATAGGCATTATATAAGATATAACATTAAATACCGTTACCCTACCATCCCAGAAAACGACTGGGGCGAATACGAAAGGAAAGAGCGGGCGAATATAGTACCTCGCGAGGCTCTTTTTTACAAAACCAGACAGGAAGTTGAAGAGCAAGGATGGAATGAACATACATTATGGCATAAGGAAATAGTCCGAAAGGGTTATGACTTAAACATACCAACTAATGAACTTTGGGAACTGTTAAACCGATTTTAAATATATAATTAGTCTGTTTGTCTTTGACAATAATTCTCTGTCTTTGGATGACATATCGAAGATAATATCGTCATTACCATTATTTTTAAGGTAGGCTTTATATGTATATAAAGCCGGAAGCCAGAAATATCCATCATTTAATAAGTCTGATACATTTATCCCCTTATTTGACAGAATGGATTCATATTGGTTTATTTTATACATTATCCCCTCATAGTCAGTTTTGTTGTCTGCCGAAGTGTATATTTTATAACAATCAAGTACATCCGTAATAGTATTCTTGGTAATCCATGTTGACCCTCCGTACGTTAATGTTATATAACTTTATAATTTTACAACCATAAAAATTATAGCTTGGTTCTCTGTCAGAATCAAGCTCTTTTTTTTGTAATTTATTGTTTCTAAATATAATACCGCACCTTTCCGGGTGCAAACCCCTGAAAGGAAGGTGAAAATACATATGGCAGAGGAATTTTTGGTACGCATAGGCACAGAATTGGACATGGCAGGTATCGACAGCCTGAAACAACAAATCAGTGGTATAAAGACTAATCCCATTAAAGTCAAGTTGGATACATCTGATGTAACCTCCCAAATAAATAAAATTAAACAACAGATTCAAAGCCTAGGACGAATAAATATTAACCTACCATCCCCTACCAACAATAGGGACAATTCTGTTGACAGATATGCAGACAGTTTACAAAAATCGTATAGGAACTTATATAGCCTGTCCAAACAGATAAGCAGTATGGAACTTAAGGTCGGTAAATTAAACATGTCAGGCATCAATAAAAATGAAATATCTGGATATATTTCAGAACTTGACAGGTTAAAACAGACCTATACTACTTTGGAAGGACAGTTGAACAGTGGGACAAATATAAATTTTGCTTCTTTCACTTCAGGTATTGAACAGGCTAAAATAAAAATCGCCGAATTATCTGCAAAAGTAGATGATGCAAAAGTAAAATTAGCAAGTGATATTAAACTGAAAATCGACAACGGCAGTTTAAACAACCAACTATCCGCAGTAGAATCCAAATTTAAAAGGTTAGGGACGGAAAGCAATGAAGTTTCCTCACAGATACAGAAACTGAAATCCCTGCTTGGTAGTATGGATGCAAGTGATGATATTGAATCTGTCATTAGTGATTACCAGAACTTCCAACAGACATTAAAAACAACTGAAAATCAGGTCAGAGGATTACAGAGGGCACAGGCTGAACAGACAAATATGGTAAATAGGACATCATCCACATTTGGAAATTTGGCTAAACAGGTGGCCTCTTATTTTTCTGCATGGCAGATGATAAATTATAGTATCAGGGGCATAAAGGATATGTACCAAAATGTCATAGATGTTGATACGGCCATGACAGAATTATACCGTATTACGGATTTAACCGGGGAACAGTATGATGCACTGTACAGTAAGATGACGGAATCTTCAAAGAAATATGGTTCTTCCTTGTCGGAACTCATAAATTCTACTGCCGACTGGGTCAGGTTGGGCTTTGACAGCGATAACGCCGTCAGACTTTCTGAAATTACCACTATGTACCAGCATGTCACAGATTTGGACAACACTACTGCCGTTGACAATTTAGTGACCGCATACAAAGGTTTCCAAGACCAGCTCCTTGAACTGAACAACAATGATGAAAGTGCCGCCGTTGAAATGATAGCCGATATCTACGATAAACTAGGTAATGAGTTTGCACTGAGCGCGGCAGATGTCGGTAGTGGTCTGTCAAAAGCTGCCTCTACTTTACAAATGGCTGGAAATACAATACAAGAATCCGCGGCAATGGTTACAGGTATTACAGAAGTAACACAAGATCCTGATAAGGCTGGTAATGCACTAAAAATTTTGTCTTTAAGACTTAGAGGTATGAAAGGGGATTTGGAAGCCCTTGGTGAAGATGTTGATGAAAATGTGGAATCTTTATCCAGAATGCAGACACAGGTTTTAAACCTTACACATGGTAAAGTAAATATCTTTAATGATGATGATTCTTTTAAAAGTACTTATGAAATCATGAATGGCATTGCAGATATATACTATGACCTGACGGATACCGACAGGGCTGACCTGTTGGAAACAATTGCTGGTAAACAATTCTTGCCAGTGCATACAGTAATGTGTGCATAAGAACATATTTAATTACAGGTAATCCCTAAAGCTCCATACTACAATAATCGGGAAACCAGATTATGAAAGTGCGAAAGCAGAAACAACATGGAGATGATATATGACTAAAAGTCTAAGTATCAATTTGACTAACTTTAAATAAGTTAGGAATGGGTGTTCATGTAGCCAAGTACCCTAACGTATCCCGTAGACCATACGGTACTTTAGCCGAGGGTAAAGGTTCAACGACTAGATTCATGTCGAGTTACAGACTGGAGAATAAAGGTGGAAATCCTGAATATCTGTAACAACAATCGTAGGGCGCAATCGCAAAGGCGTGGGTGAAAACCCCTTAAATCGAAAAGGTATGCTCCTACTTTATTTTTTAGAGAGGATGAAGAAATAGTCTTAACTTATGCGAAAGTATAAGAACCAATTCATATAGATAAAATAATGAAGTTTGAAAAAGATGAATTAAATTCTATAATCAATGATCATAAAAATGGTTTAACACCAAAAGAATTATGGATTGATTTGTGAATAGTTGCGATATTCACATAAAATTTTGAAGAACCGCGCAAACGATGTTGCCTCATTAATTAGCAACTGGGAGAATGTAGAAAAAGCAATGGATGCCGCCACAAATGCGGAAGGGACTGCCGCCGCAGAGCAGGAAGAATGGATTCAGAGCCTACAGGGGCATGTAAAACAGTTAGGTGCAGCATGGGAAACACTGTCTGCCAACTTTTTAAATTCTGGCTTTTTAAAAGGCTTGGTTGATGGGGTTACAGGCGTTGTAGAATCATTGGACTGGTTGATTGATAAATTTGGTGTTATACCAGTCATTGCCGCTTCCGTATCTGCCGCCCTCTCATTCAAAAATATAGGGTTCGCAAAGATTTCAACAGATGCGGACACATTTGTCAGTAAGCTGAATCTAATGAATAAAACTATACTAACAAGTGGAAGCCATATACGGAATTTAGGGACATCCATAAAAACTGTATTTTCCAATTTCGGGAATGCTGTCACATCGTCATTCTCAAACCTTGCCAATGGGTTTAGGACAGGCGGTATCAGGGGTGGTTTTGGAAATATCTTTACTAGTATTAAAAGTGGTATGGGTAAAGGGATAAACGGTGTATTAAAAGGGTTTATTTCTGAAAAGGATATCAGTGCTATCAGGTCATATAATGCCGCCATTGCAGAAGGGAAAAGTATGCAGGAGGCTATGGCCGCTTCGATGGACAATACTTCCAATGCGGCAAAGCAGGTTGTGGCAAGTGCCAATGGTGGTGCTGTCTCAATGAATACACTTGGTACTGCCATGTTAGCCACCAAAGCAAAAATGGTTGGACTACAGGTTGCCGCTGCTGCACTGAATATAGCCATTTCAATGGGATTATCTGTTGCCATTTCTGCCGTCGTAACTGCAATTACAAATTGGATGAATAAGGCAAAAGAGGCAAGGGAGGCCACACTTGAAATTGGTGAATCAGCCAGACAGGAAGCTTCCAATATCATTGAACTGTATAATGCCTATAGCCAAGCAGATTCAGCATATAACAATAATACTGGTTCAAAAGAACAGTTAGACAGTGCAACACAGTCGTTGCTTGGGGCACTGGGCAAAGAAGAATCTAAACTTGAAGATTTGATTGAAAAATATGGTTCATTAGATGAAGCAATCAACCAACTTACCACAGAATCATTAGAGGAAAATTTATCAAATTTGACAAGTGGGTATAATGCCGCACAGGAAGATTTATTGGCTACAACAAAAGATGGTCTGTTTAATGACTTTACAAAGATAAACTTTGACCATAATTCCAATGGATTCAAATTTGCAGATGTGTTAAAAAATGCAGGGTTTATTGACAGTTATGATACTTTTGGTGGTTCTATTGACATTGGGGACAATTCCAGTGTTGAAGGTATCGTAAAAATGTATGATAACCTGCAAAAAATGAAAGATGAGTTGGAATCTGGAATAGATAAATTTTATAGTAGGGATGAACTTTCCAAATCGGATTTATATATTTCTATAAATGATAAAATAAATTCCTTTTCTAAACAATACGAAGTCTATAAAAAGTATATAGATGATATAAATAAAATCAATGCGCAGATGGAATACAATGATTATATAAGTGATAATGGTATTCCGAAAACACAGGAAGAATTTGAATCACTTAGGAGTGCACTTATCGAAACGGCAGAAGCAAGTGGAAGTTTCGTTGGAAGCCAAGAACAAATTGAGGATTCCATTATCAATACTTTGGGAAGTATTCCTGAATTGGCAACTTTTATAGAGAATTACAATAATTCTTTGCAACAGACTGAAAAGGCAACTGAAGGTATCCAATATGTTACAGATTCTTTGGAAACCCTTTCCACAAATTCTACAAGTGCAACCAATTCACTTGCAAAATTAAATGAAGTATTAAATGCACAATCTACAGGCACTTCTATTTCTTTGGAGGATTATAATTCAGCAGAACTGGCAGATTATCAGTCTGCATTGGAGTATGTCAATGGAGCTATGCAACTTAATGCTGATAAAGCTAGGGAAATTGCAAAGGCAAAAGTAGAGGAACAGACTGCCACCAATAATGCAAATAAAGAATTACGACAAGCCCAATATATGCAGAACATTAACCAGATTGAGGAATACAAAAGGCAGTTGAAAGATAAAAATAACCTAACTGCTGAAGAAGTGTCCGAAATGCAGAAAAAAATTTCAGCCTGCCAAACTGACAATGCAGAAATTCTTGCAGAATGCGACCAGTTAGATATACTCAATGCTTCTCTCAAGGAATCTATCAGCATATATAATGAATGGAAGAATGCCCAAAATGCTTCTGAATTCGGTGATATGTTCGATGATACGTTGACGGCCATAAAAACTATCAATGATACATTGAACGATTCTGAATCAGAAAGTTATGGTAGGGTTGGGCGTAAGGATTTTGAAACATCTGTCGGTTTAATCATTCCTGATTCTGTCAATTCAGAAGATGAACAGGCCATCAATAAGTATATGAACAGTATCAAAGAATTCTTTACATTTGATGAAAATGGTGAAAGAAATGGACTTGACATCGAAGAATTTTGTCAGCAGGCAGTTGATAAAGGTCTGATGGTATTGGATAAAGCTGGCAAGTCTTATGAGGTTGCTGGTGGTAAAACAATGGCAGACTTTGCCAATGGTATGAACCTCAGTATGCCTTTGATACAGGCAATGTTCGGTGAATTGGAGGAATTTGGTGGGGAATTTGATTGGGGAGATGAAATGTTCTCTACTTTCGGTGATGGGATTGTTGCTGCACAAAGGGAAATCTCTGACTTAGAAGCCGAAATTAAGAGTTTGAAAGACCAAAAAAAAATCGGTATTGATATAGATTCTTCTAGGGTTGATGAAACAACAAAAAAATTAAAGGAATGTAAAAAACAAAAAGAACAACTGATTCAAAAAGCCACAGCCAACATCGAAACTAATATCGAACTTGACGATAAGCTAAAAAAGGCAAATGAAGAACTTACTATTTGTCAGACTAAATTTGACAATTTAGATAAAGATGCTGACAAACAATATAAAATTGAGGTTAAAACCAATCTTGATAATGCAAAAGCGCAATTTAAACAATTCCAAAAGGAAAAGGATAAAGTCCAAGAACCTACAACAGTAGAAATACAGGCATCCCTAGGCAATATTGATGCTGAACTTGCAGAAGTAAAGAATAAGATTGACATAATCAAAAATGACCAGATTTCTATCCATCCGAAATTATCGAATGGAGAAGCAAAATCCGCATTGGCAGAATTGGAAAAACAACAGACCGCCTTAGAAAATAAAAAGCTTAAAATACAAACATATGCTGATACAAAAAAATCAGTGGATGACCTTACCACTTTGGATAAAAAGGAAATTAAGGATAAGGATTTTAACGTTACTGCCATTGATAAGGCAACGTCAGTGATTAACCGTATCAAAAATAGCATGAGTACTCTTGATGATAAGCATGTGACTATTACTACCACGGAAAAGAAGCAGACAATCATTGATAAAGTAATTAATAAAATAACTAATGGAAAAAACAAAGCCAATGGTACAGCCCATGTATCCGGTACGGCAAAGGTAAGTGGGGATTGGGGGAATAAAGAACCAGGGACTACACTTGTAGGGGAACTTGGTAGGGAAATCGTGGTAAATGTGCATACTGGCAAATGGTATACGGTTGGTGACAACGGTGCGGAATTTGTCAATATACCTAGGAATGCCATTGTGTTCAATCATTTGCAGACCGAGGATTTATTGTCAAAAGGGTTTGTTGCTTCTAGGGCGGTGGCATTGGCATCCGGTACTGCCCTTGCTTCAGGTACAGCAAAGGTCACAGGTGGTATTAAAAGACGGAGGGTTGCTAGTTCATCCAATAAAAGTACTCACCGTTCCAGCACATCACAATCAAAGTCACAGCCAAAATCAAACAGTTCAGATTCCAAAACTAAATCTAGTGAAAGAAAAGCCAAAAGCAGACAGGATAAGAGTGAAAAAAAAGCCAAAACTGCCTTAGAAAAATTCCAAGACTGGATTGCTAAACTCTTTGACTGGGTTGAAATAAAAATCAAAAGACAGTCCGAAAAGATTGATAAATATGTCACTAGGGCTGAAAATGAAAAGGATGCTGGTAATTACAGTATTTCAGCAAAGAATTATAGGAATGCCATCAATGCCACTACCACCCAGATTGTAAATGAACGGAAAGCGGCTAAGAAATATGACAGCCAGGCAAATAAGACCGTCAACAAAGCTGTCTCTATGGGTATTGTTTCCAAAAAGCAAGCTAACAGTATTAAGAAGCAAGTGCAGAACGGAAGCATAAACATTAAGGAATACGGCGAGAAGGTACAGGAGGTAATTAAAAATTACCAAAATTGGTATGAGAAGTCAAAGGAAAGCAGTAAGGCAATCCAGGAACTTCACAACAATATCAGGACATATATCCAGGATTTGAAAGATATGCGTGATGCCCAAAGGGATGCAAAGCTGGAGAAAATTGACACTTACAACTCTATAGGTACAAATGGCTATGACTATACTTACTACGCGCAAAACAGTGATTTAAACCTTATCAATTTACGGCTTTCAGCAAAAAACAAAGCATACAATACAGAGGTATCACAGTTAAAGAATGATACAGACAAAATAGGGAAATCTGGTAAAAAAGCTGTCACTAAGGCATTAAATAGTAAGGATGCCAAAGGTAAATCTAAAAAATCAAAAGCATACAAAAAGGCTTTGAACAATGCCAAAAAAGCCATCAAGGCAAAAAAGCCTGTCTCCGATGCAGATTTAAAGACAATCAAATCACATTCTGTTTCTGTTCATGATAAATTGAATGCCTATAACCTGTTACTTGGTAATTTGGAAAATGCAAAACTGGAACAGGCAGTGAACTATGCCTCCACCTCAGCAGAGAAGGCTGAAAACATTTCACAGAAATATCAGAACAAAAAAGATTACACGGAAAATCAAATTGACAGGTTAAGGATGGGATCTGAAAATGCGACAGCCTCCAAAGATAAGAACAAAAAGTTGGATGACATTGCCAAAAAGTATGATTCCATAGTTTCTGATGACATGTCAGCGCGTAAAACTTTTCAGAAAAAGAAAAACAAAAACGCAAAGACAATCGAAAAATCAAAGGGCACGGGTTCAAATTATAAGAACTTGAATAAAAAAAGTAAGACAAGAGCCGAAGTGGATAAATATATCAGGAGGGCAAAGGGGTATGTTGACAGAAAAGTTACCATTGATTCAACAACCATCTCCAAATTAGGTGAGTTTTATTCAAAGGGCTATGTGTCGGAATCCTTTTATAATTCCTGTGTGGATTACAACAATGCCACACAGAAGCTCGTTGAATATAATCATCAACTTGAAATTGACAGGCAGACCGCCATACAGGAAAAAGTCGCCATCGGTACGGAAAAGTTCAGCAATGTCGAACAGGAATATACGAATAGGCAGGATAAAACGAAGTCTGACAAAAACAAGGAATCCATCAGCCAGTCAATCAAGTCCACAAAAGGGCATACACTGTCCGCTGGGGATTATCAGACAATGATAAGTTACAGCAGACAGGAGGAACAGATATATAATGATGAAATTATATCCCTCAATAAGATTATTAAGGATAATAAGGATAATGGATATTGGACAGAAACCTCACAGGAATGTATTGATGCCAGAAACAGTGTCAGGGGTTATGAGGAGGAAGTCCTTAACTGCAAACAGGAACAGGAGGAACTTAATAACGAAATCGCACAGCTCCCCTACACCGTCTTTGACAAAGCCATTACCCTTATTCAAGGTATAAAGTCAAATTTCCAGTCCTTATTGTCTGTCAAGACAACAAGGGGTGTCTCCAAGACGGATTCTGACATCCTCACGGAAATCAGTAATGTCAATGATGAAATTGCCAAACAGACGGAACAGAGGGAAAAGCTTTGGGAAGACTACCAAAAGGCCGTCAACAATGGTGGTGTTTACGGTGGGAAAGATTCTGACGAATGGCTGACACAGTATTATGAAGCCGACACTGAAATCAATAACCTTAAGGCCGATGTGGAATCGCTCAATAATGAAATGGCACAGCTCCCATATGACAGATACGAAAAGGCATTAAGTCTGTTGGATGGTATTGCCAGCTACAATAAGTCCATTGCTGATTTGACCAAGGCGCAGGGAAGGGACTTGTCCGCCAATGACTACTTAACACAAATCAGTGATAATAATGATAAAATAAGCCAATATGAGAGTGAGAGAACCCAAGCGTACAATGATTATATGAAGGCACTGGCCAGCTATGACGGTGCTTATGGCGGTAAGACTTCTGACGAATGGCTGACACAGTACCATGAATTAGGCTCTACAATTAATGACCTGAAATCCAATAACGAGGATATCCGGGATGCCTTAAGGGATGATGTATACTGGAGAATCTTTGAGCGTTCACATAAAGCAGCACAGGCGTTGGCAGATATCTTATCCGGAATCTCCGGTCTGATAGACGATGACATGCTTTACACTAAGGACGGGGGTTTTTCGGATTTTGGTGTAGCCAAGATGGCAAATGCGATTAAGCAATATGAAACCGCCAGAAGTGAAGTACAGAATTACACAAATGACATCCAGAACCTAAACAGTCTGTATGCACAGGGTTATTATAATCAGGATGAATTCAACGAAAAACTGAATGAATTACAGAATGGATTGCTTGATTCTGCTTCTTCCATGAAGTCTTATATATCAGAAATTATTGATATGAATAAGAAACTGGCACAGTCAGAGCTTGATGCATTGTTTAAACTGATAGATGCACGTAATGACGCTTTAACCGCAAAGAAGAATTATTATGATTATGATAAGACTATTAAAGATAAGACAAAGGACATTCAGGCGTTACAGGCTCAAATTGGAGCTTTAGAGGGGGTTGAAACTGCTGAAGCAAAGGCTCAAAAGGCAAGGCTTGAAGCAGATTTGGCAGATAAGAAAGATGATTTGAATGATACTATTATGAATCATTCGTTTGAATTATCTAAGGATGCATTGGACGAATTGAAAACGATATTACAGGATGAGTTTGATGATAGATGGGATAACATGGGGCAGAATTTGGATGAGATTCAAAAACTTATAGTTGCTGCCAATGAACTGACCGCTGCTCAATCTCATACAGTTGGAAGTGCTTTAAATAAATTGTTGTCATTCTATGGTATCAATCCTACGTCTACAGACCTTAACCAGTTTGGAAATGTAACTGGTTATGCTTCTGGAACACGGAAAGTTGACAAGGATAAAGTTGCATGGACACAGGAACATGGCAAAGGTGAGGTTATTATCCGTAAATCGGATGGTGCTATCCTAACTCCGTTTAGTCGTGGGGATGGTGTTGTGCCAAATGATTTATCAAACAATCTGTTTGATTGGGGAAAGAGTAACCCACAAGAGTTTGCAAACAAACTGGTTCAGGGGATTCCTGATATTCCAAAGGTACAATCTCCTATTACTACTGTTGAACAACATTATGGCAGCTTGTTAAACGTAGAGGGTAATGTTGACAGTACAGTTGTCACGGATTTAGAGAAGTTTGCAAAGTCATTTTATAAGGGCGCATATAATTATACAGTAAGCGAAATTGCGGAAGATGCCCGAAAGAAAGGTATTAAGGCATAAAGAAGGGAGATGTAATATATGGACAAAGAAGGAAATAAGGACAGCTATGTGGGAACATTAGAAATCGGAAAAAGATTGATGGTGTAATCAATATAATGTGTGATAAAATTGAAGAATCAATAAGACACGTCCATCGAATTTACGCAAGTAATTGAAGATGGACAAAATAGCCTTGTATAATGCAACAAGTAGGAGTATAATACAAATAAGACTGCACCGTAGGGCATACGGGAA